TTTTGGGCTGTCAGATCGGCGAGGCGAATACTCGCGGAGACACGGTCTTGAATTTCACTTACCCCATTGTGGAGTTTGCGTGCTTTGACGGTCCGGTGGGAGTGTTGGGTTGGAATACCCTTTTCTGGGAAGTGCGCACCAAGTATTGAATCTCCTATCTTCTTGATTTCCATTGGGATATGTTCTTCTTGGGGAGGTTTTCTAACTTTCCCCTTTACTTGCTGAAACGTTTGGTTTATTATAGACTTAGGTCGGATTTGTTTTGTAATCGACCATAGACGCAAGACACTGGATGTCGCGGTGGGGCATTCAGCTATTCTTGGGTTCTGAAACTACGTGTCTGTAAGCAAATCCAAGTACTTCTTCTTACGCGGCGAAGAACTCATTCGCATGCTTCTAGAGACCTCCTTTCCCATCAAGTGGCTCCGCACGGGAGATTCCAGTCTGATCCGGTATCTGAGCACCGCCGAAGCAGTTGGGATTGTTGCTTCCGGATTGGACCGTTATGAAGGGAAAGCCCGCCGGGGTCGCGTTTACTACATCCGCGAGATTGCCTCCGATCATTCTCTCCTTCAAGGAGACGCCTTTCGGTTTGGCATGCCTGCTGTTCGTATGTGTTACGACATCAAAGCTGCTTCCCGCGCCAACTATGTTCAGGATTTGGAGGCTCTTGCCCGTCTTCGCGAAATCACCCGGCGTGACTACTTCCGAGAGGTGCGTAAGATTCCCAGTGGGCGGTGGTTGTCTTTCTCCCAGTCGGCATGACAGCGTTGCTTAGACACAAATGAAAGGAGCGGTGGAGTAGATTATGACGGGCAAGGGTGGAGAAACCTGCCATCGGATCCGGAGGGACGGGACGCGGTGTAAAGCACTGGCGATCAAGGGTACGCAGTATTGCTATTTCCACGGCGGACCTATGATCCGGAAGAACACTTTGCACGGTCTGTATCGTAAGCATCAGCCTCCCCGGATTCAGGAGCTGGTAGAGGAGCACCTGAAGAGTCCGCAACTGATGAATATGCGCCAGCACGTTGCTCTTCTCAGCGTGCTTCTCGCCGAGACTTGGAGCAATGTGACTGCCCGTATCGAGCGATCGAAAGCAGCAGCTCAGACGGAAGAGGAGCGCAAACGCGCCGAGGAGATGACCGATCCGGAGATTTCTGCGATTGCTGTCTTGGCGGAGAAGATGACGTCTGCGATTGAGAAGACTGCTCGCATCGGGATGGCTCTCAAGATGATGATCTCATTGGAGACAATGAACGAGGTAATGGACGTCTTCATTGCTCAGGCTTCCAAGTACATCAAGAGCCCCACGCAAAGACGCAAGTTTCTCGACGACATCTCTGCGCAAGCAACTCAGATTGTTCAGCGATCAAACGTCAAATACGATCAGTTGTTGAAGATCAGCGGCTCTGGCTCTCAGCAGGCTAGTAGTATAGTTACGCAGTAGTGGAAAGCCAATGACGACAGCTCCTTCCTCCTCCGAGATGCCGTTTCCTATCGGCATCGCGCCTGAGAATGCTCCCTGGTCCTATTCGGGAGGAGCCGGATCATGGGATGTTCTACCAGGCGATGTGTACTGGGGAGCCGTCGGACACTGAGTCACTCGTGACGGCGTCGCGCAACGCTCCCCAGTCCTTTACTGGGTCTCCAGCAGGGTTTGCTACTGGGTCCCCGAGGGTCTGGCTACCGGGTCTGCAAGGGTCTGCTACTGGGTCTGCAAGGGTCTCCAAGGGTCTGTAAGGGTCTGCAAGGGTCTCCAAGGGTCTCCAAGGGTCTGGAAGGGTCTGCTACTGGGTCTGCAAGGGTCTGCTACTGGGTCTCCCCTTAGAAGAGCAATGAGGTACAGTCTGAGATGGGCTTGATTGACATCCCGATTGCGCTTTCCGAAGAGGAACTCTCGGTTGCCGCCGTCGTACAGCAGGCGCTTCCCCGTTTGCGCGCTGCTTTTGTGAACGTGGAAGAGAACACTGCATACGCGAAGGATCCAGCAAAGTGGGTATGGGACAAGTTGGGCTATGAGCTCAAAGGAATTCAGCCTGCTGTACTCCAGTCTGTCGCAGACGGCAAGGATACTTTGGTACGATCGGGACATAAGTGTGGAAAGACGTTCTTACAGGCCTGCGCGGTGTTGTGGTGGTTAGGCACTCATCCGATGAGCAAAGTTCCTACTACAGCTCCTGGAGAGCGCCAGCTCAAGTATGTCCTCTGGGCCGAGATCTCTCACCTATTGAAACGTTGGGATGAGAGATACAAATGGGAACTGACGATGGGCATGCACCTATACAACAAGGAGCACCCCGGCGATTGGTTTGCATTGGGAGTCTACTCGAACAAGCCCGGCAACGTTGAAGGATTCCACACTCGAAAGAAGGGCAATCTTTTGGTGGTCATCGATGAGGCCAAAGGCGTGGAGCCGGGATTCTTCGATGCGGTTCATTCGATGCAGGGACTGCGATTGATGACATCCGTGCCTCCTCTGGACGGCCGAGGATACTTTGCAGAGGCTTGTACGACTCGTCGCGCCAACTGGAATATTTTCCACATGTCCTCTGTAGACTCGCCTTTTGTCGAGAGGTCTTGGTTGGAAAAGGTAAAGAAGGATTGGGGAGAGGGGACGCTTTTGTGGAAGACGAAAGTGGAAGGGGAACTGCCGGAGCAGGACGTGATTGATTCTGTGATCTCTCCCAAGGACGTGGACGCGGCACAGGATCGTTGGAATACAGCCCTGCCTCCGGGATGGAAACCCTCAATTGGATGCGATGTGGCAAGATTCGGCGACGACAAAACGGTCAACGTGAGTCTTCGCGGCAAGCAGGTAGGATACCTGATGTCCTATCAGGGACGAGATACCATGTGGACAGTAGGGGCGCTTCGCGAGATGGCAGAGCGCGAAGCCGCTGTCTGGAACGAGCAGCGTTCTTCGCATGAACCCCCGTTGAGTCCCAAGAGGATCCCGATTTACGTTGATGATACCGGAGTTGGAGGCGGAGTGACGGATCGGCTCCGTGAGTTAGAGTACAATGTGATTCCGATCAACTTCGGAGCGCGTGCTCGGGATCCGAAAAAGTATGTCAACATGCGCAACGAGCTGTGGTTTGAACTCTCGCTGGGAATGAAGGAGATTGCACTGCCTCCTAATAGCTTTGCGCGCGGCGATGGAGGTCTTTTGGTCGCGGATCTCTGCGCTCCTATGTTTCGGTATACTTCCGATGGTCGGCGCATGGAGTCTAAGGAAGAGACTAAGAAGAGGCTGGGACGTTCACCGGACTTCGGTGATGCACTGGCGCTAGCATGGCGCGGGCAGATGAAAGTTCCAGAGCGCAAGTTTGCTTCTCTCGAAAGCGCTACGCGAGAGAGTCCATGGAGGATCCGTGGAGAATACGATGAATAAGAGCAAGCGCATGGAAGAGGTAGAGAAATATAGTACCGATCCGAAGTTTGACGAGTTGGGCTCTACGGGTCTTCAGCGACAAGGTAAGATCACGACTCTGGATGAAGAGTTTGTTCGCGATCTGAAAGGAGTCCGCGCCGCCAGAACCTATCGGGAGATGCGCGACAATGACCCTGTGATTGGGGCCATGCTGTTCGCGATCGATATGCTCATCCGAAACGCTTCTTGGCATGTGGAGAGTGAAGATGAGGAGACGAAAGCATTTGTCGAGTCATGCATGCTCGACATGAGCCACACCTGGGATGAGTTCATATCGGAAGTTTTGTCGATGCTGACTTTCGGATATTCGCTCCATGAGATTGTTTATAAAAAACGTTTGGGCGAGAACAAAGATCCCACCAAGAACTCCAAGTTTACTGACGGAAAGATCGGCTGGCGCAAGTTGCCGATTCGGTCGCAAGACTCGATTACGGAGTGGGTCTTTGACGACAATGATGAGCTTGTCGGAGCCGTTCAGCAGTTGCCGTCCTCATACAAAACCGTAACTCTGCCTGCTGAACGTCTCTTGCTCTTTCGCACCCGCTCTCAGAAGGACTCTCCGGAAGGACGCTCCATTCTCCGCAACGTATATCGCCCGTGGTACTTCAAAAAGAAGATCGAGGAGATTGAAGCGATTGGCGTGGAACGAGACTTGACGGGCATTCCGGTGATCTATCGGTCTGCTGAGATGGCGGCGCAGTACGATGATGAACTGAAGAGGATCTTGCGAAACATTCGCCGCGATGAGCAAGAGGGACTCTTACTTCCTCTTGCCTATGACGAGAACGGTCATAAGATGTTAGAGTTTTCACTTCTCAGTGCCCCGGGCGCTCGGCAGTTCGATACATCCAAAGTCATTGATCGCTACAACCAGACGATTGCTATGACAAGCCTGGCAGACTTTATCTTACTGGGGCATGAGAGCGTGGGATCGTTTGCATTGAGCTCTTCTAAGACGCGGCTGTTCTCTGTGGCAATCAATTCATATCTGTGGTCGATTGCGGCAGTAATCAATCGTGTAGCGGTTCCGAGACTGCTATCGATAAACGGAATTCGCTCCGACAAGTCTGTTACGATCGAACCGGGCGACATCGAGACGCCGGATTTGCAAGAGCTGGGCCAGTACATCTCGGCTCTTGCGGGCGCAGGCGCTCCGCTGTTCCCCGATCCGGAACTGGAAGATCACTTGCGTCGCATTGCAAGTCTTCCGGTGAAGAGCGAGAAGGCAATTTGATGTACGCTCTCTCACAATCTGCTCTGGGAGTTCCCGTTCGTCCTCAGAATCCCTACCGCATTCTAAAAGCGAGACGAGGAGCGTCACCGTATCGGGAGGAACCAAGTACCCCCTTGGCCGAGAAGGCCAAGAGTCTGGAGGCATCCCTAGTGACGGCGTTCCTGAAAGCGGTAGATGTCGTCAACACACAGATCCCCCAAGGACCGCTTTTGGCTGCGCTAGAAACGGGATCCGCTTCGGAGGTTTTGCGTGTGGCGGATGTGGGAACCCGGATTGATCAGGCTCTTCGGGGAAAAGGCATTGGGCCCAAGGAGTTTTCCTTCACGGAAGCATGGACTCGCGTATACCAGGCAGGCATGCAAGTTGCCGTGGAGGAGCTGGCGAATATTCCTGTGTCCAAGGCGCTGTCCGAAGAAGTAGAGAAGGCCGCCAAGAAGAACAAACCCGCAATGACGGTCGGAGTCCAGATAGCTTTGGATGTGCGGTCTCCGGAATCGGAAGCGTTCATTCAGACCTATCTGTTCGATCTGATCCGCGAGGTCTCCCAAAAGACGGTTGAAGTGATTCGTGCTGTGATCTTGGACGGATTCACAAGAGGCACGGGACCCATAGACACAGCGAGAGATCTGCGCGAGTCAATTGGTCTGACTGCCACACAGAGCCAGGCCGTTATGAATTTCAAATCGTTCTTGATCGACTCCCGGACCGATGCTTCTGTGTTGCGAGAAGCACTGAGTCGGGAGCTCCGCGATCATCGGTACGATGCTACGTTACAGGCCGCTCTGAACGGAAAAATCACACTTACCCGCGATCAGATCAACAAAATGGCAACGCGCTATCGGGAGCGCTATCGGAAGTACCGCGCTGAGATGATTGCGCGTACCGAGACTGCACGAGCCGCGATTGCAGGCCAGAATGAAGTCTGGCGACAAGCCTTAGAGCAGGGTCTACTGCATCGAGAGCGAACTCGCCGGGTTTGGCTCTTGGCGTTTGGGGCTTGCGATCTGTGTGCAGAAATTCCGCGTGCTAATCCGGACGGTGTTCCCTTGGGCCAGTCGTTCAACTCTTCGGACGGCCCAATCAGCGATCCTCCTCGGCATCCGCACTGTCGTTGCGGTACAGGGCTCAAGTTCTTGCCGCGAAAGCGTTGGGAAGTGTAACCCGTAGAATTACCGTAGAGGAGGTTTTGGTTCTTACAAAATGCTATGAGCATTGAGACTTCTGAGCCAGTGATTGATCGGTTTGCGGGCAAGTATGCCTTCTTGAGTAACTTCTACCTTTCGCCTGTTGTAGTGAGCGGCCGAATGTATCCTACTGCGGAGCACGCATTTCAGGCACACAAGAGTATCTTCGCTGAGGACCGCAACCGAATTGCTCGTTGTCCTACACCTGCCGAGGCGAAAAAGATGGGTAGCGCGTTACCGCTACGAGCCGACTGGTCTGCGATCCGCTATAGCGTTATGGAGCGGGTAGTTATGGCAAAGTTTTCGCAGAATTCGGACCTGGCGGATCAGTTGCTTCAGACGGGCAACGCGCGCCTGGTGGAAGGCAATACTTGGGGAGATACATTGTGGGGAGTTTACAAGGGCCGGGGTTACAATTGGCTGGGAGAAATCTTGATGCGTGTTCGGGACAAGCTCCGGAGCAAAGCCAAGGCCAAAGCTAAGAGACATCGCCCGGTACGGTTTTCTTTGAAGCGCCGGGTCCGGTTTTCTGCTTCGAACGTATTTGCAGCGAAGACTGTCAGACGTTCGCATTGAGCCAATCCGGTCGTCTGGTTTGATTTGAGGAGATATGCGATGTCAGAGAATGGTTCACACTCGATTATCGCGGAGGTAGTTGAATGAAAGAAGATCGTTTAGATCGTTTTACGATGTCTACTGAAGAAATTGAAGCAATTCTGGATACTATCGAGTTGCCGCCCGGTGCTGACAAGAATCTTATCAATGAGATCCGCCAGCAGTTGAAGGCAACGCGCAATACTGCTCCTGAGAATCTGACACCGAAAGAGCGCAAGAAAGCACTCGAAGAACGCGTCAAGATATTGCAGGAACGAGGAAAGCGCTTGCGCTGACGCTTGCTGACAGCCCGATCGGAAAGGAACAGATAAGGATATGGACGAGAATGTGCAGAAACAGTTGTCACAACGGATTGCCGTATTGATTGAGAAGTTTAACCCCTACCACGATCGTTTGGGGCGGTTTACTACAGCAAGTAGAGCGGGCGGAGCAGGCGGAGAAAGTAGCCAATTGTCTCCCCCCCTCCCTATCGAATTCCGCAAATTTTAAAACAGGGTAAGATTACTGCTGTAATAGATCCGCCT